AGAGCATCAACAAAATGCTCTTGAAAGACGTGAACACGGCTGCTGGAAACACTTTCGAATCCATTGATCGTGCTTTGTCCTCATCCAAGATTGAACTTGCTTCCTTCTCGGACATTTCAGCACTTTCCAAGCACAATATGTATTCCATTACCCGAAACACAGGCTCAGGCACACGTGCTTGGTTCGATGCCAACGTTTCGGCTGGAACTGGTGGTGCTGAACGCCCACTTACCCTCAACACCCTTGACGGAATGTTCCGTGAAGTCTGGGAACGTGGTGGTCAGCCGAAGGTTATCCTCACAGGATATGATACCATCGAGAAAATCCAACAACTCTTGCAGCCTCAGCAGCGATTCACCGAGATGAAGCGTGTTTCGCCATCCGTGAACGGTGTTCAGGGCATTCCTGGCATGGAAGGTGGCTTCGTTGTCGCAACCTACAACGGCGTTCCAATCATCCCCGCAAAGGACGTTCACGCACCTGCTGGTGGCCTCAGCCGCATTTACATGCTCGACACCGACTACATGTATTTCTGCACCGCCAAGCCAACTCTTTACCATGAGTCGGGCATTGAAACGGGCGATCCATTCGGCATCAACCGTCTGGGACAGGTCGGCCTCTTCCACACGATGGGCGAACTTTGGCAACTCTTCTATGGCGCACACGGCAAAATCCGTGATTTGAGCGCATGAGGATAAAAAAAACATGGAGATGATGAAAAATGGCAAACGTAAATCTAACCGAAGCAAGTTGCACCGTTGTTGCAGACCACCCGATCTGGGCAGGTGTGCAAGACCAATCGAACACCGCATGGCTACAAGCCCCCATTGGCTCAAACGCAGCCATTGGCGCAACCGCCATGATGATTGTTGATTTGACCCTTGACCAAGGAGAACTCGCAACCACCTTTGACCTCACGGACACAGGCATTACGGGAGTTTCTGGTGCTGCGGTTCTTTCAATTCTTGGACTCACCAACCTCACGGCTGGCGCACGACCCCCTGCATCTGCAACCATCTCAGGCGCAACCATCACCTTTACGGGTGGCGGTTCGGCTGGTGTTGGCGATGGCGACGTTGTTCGAGCAACCCTGCTATACCGTTGAGGTGTTCCCTGATGGGAATTAAGGTGCAATACGTGGGTTCACGTTCATACACCGAGTTTCGTCTTGGAAACAAAGTCGTTGGCTTCGGTCATGGCGAGATTCAAGAGATGGAAGGCGCAGCGATTCCTGTTTTCCGTTCACTTGTTGATAGCGGTTCAACCATGTGGAGGATCGTTGAGGATAAAACCTCACAAACGACGGCCATGAAAGAAGCCATTGAGCCTACGGTTGAAGAAACCGTAGTCGAAGAGGAAGAATCCACCGACGTTGATTACGAGTCTATGACAAGAGCAGAACTCATGTCCTTGGCAAAGGAACGTGGACACACCACCAAGAACACCATGAAGAAAGCGGATCTGGTTGAACTTCTGTCGGCATAGGTAGGTGTCCGACATGACCAATCAAGAGCAAGCAATTGACGATGGCGACTTCTATTTGAGCCGTTGCCGTGTCAATCGCCATGTTGTTTCAATCGTGGCTGGTGAAACCGCTACTGTCCGTCTAAACGGCAAAATCTCAAAGGTTATCATTGATGCCACCGATGCCGCTTATTTGATTGGTTCGGGCAACATTGGTCGGTTTCAACTCTTCATGGACGTTGAGGATGGCGACGGTAGCGAATTGCCTTATTGCGACCAAATCACAGGCTTGAATTATTCAGGATCGGGGTCGAATCAAGTTATCGCCCTTGAGGTTTCTCAGGGTGCAAACCAAGGAACTTCTGCAAGCCATAACGGTATGCACTTTTCTGTTTCTGCCCCTTCAACCGCTTCAAATGGTGGAGGGACAATCAATCAACCCGCAGCATGGAATGGCCTCGTTTGTGGCGATGTTCGTTTGACGCTTGATGTAGCAGCACCAAATCTCCTTAACCCTGCGAACTCATTTCGTGTGGTTATCATGTTGGAATAGGCAAATGGTTGGGTTAAGGATATAAACAAGCACACAATGAGGAATTAACATGGCAATCACCTATGACCGACCAAACGTTTTCGGAACGCTATACGTTCAATCTGGCGCATACTCAGGCGAGAGCGCAGACTTTGACATTGACCTCTCGATGCTTGGTGAGATTTACTCAATCACCATCACGCCAACCTCCGCTTCATTCCCAACCGCAGCAGCAGCCGCAGTTGCTAACGGAACAACCGCAAAAGTGGATTTTGCCACCGCAGGTGCGGAAGGTCGCTTCTTGGTGATCGGCACACGTGCATGATGGGGGATGCCCCATGCCACGACTTGAAGTTCAAGACATTGACCTTGAAACGTCAATTGAAATCAAGAAACGTCGCAACACCCGTATGTTCGAACTCATGACCTCTCAAGGGTCAATCGCTGAGGATCAATCACCATTTAGCCGTGAGAACATGGCTAAGGCTCAATCTCGCTTTGTGAAAATAAACAAACACGAAGCAACGGATATTCAAAACATCGGCTCAGGGACACGCTGCATGGCGTGTGGGCTACTCCACTTCTGTTGGACACCCGAATGTGCCGTATGTGGAGAAGCAATGCACTTCAATTTAGGAGGACACCACCAATGAACGAATATGACGACGACCCAATGCCAAAAGAGGACAAATACGGCATGATGAAGCCGAAGAAAAAGACTCCACGTGAAATCATGCAACAAACACCCCCTCAAAAAATGAAGGAGGATGAACCTTTCACAAAAGCATGGGACGATCTCATCAAGTTTGGTGATTGCCCCGTTTGTCATGGCGACCCAATGCGTTGCCCTGAATCGGATAAGCCAGCATCAGCATGTAGCCGCCGCAGGAACGCAATGAAGCACAGTCGAGGAAGTGTAGCCCGACGATTGGGGAATGAAATGCGCTCACGATATTGAGGGGGGAGGGAACATCATTGCCACAATCATTCAACCCAGGACATAGACCAAGTTCACCACTACACCCTGATGAACTGGTTTATTGCTCAGTTGATGATATAGCGAACTTCCTACAATTGCCACTTCCCGATCCCATCGCCTTGTCGGGGGATAGCATCGTTGATGGCGACAATTTGAAGTTGCCAATCACAGGTGCAAATTATCGTCGTTGGAAAATTGAAACGGGAACCTCAATCACCGTTTATGATGATGCAAATGCACTTGGCGAAACCTACACCGTATTAAGCGTTGAAAGCGGTGGAAGTGGCAACGTCAATGTGGTTGTTGAACAGGCAGCAAGTGAAACGTTCACAACCGCCAATAGCGCACAAATCCAAATCAATTCAGCATTCACCAACTCCAAAGAGCGTGGTTTGACCAAATCACAGGTTGAAACGCTCATCCGTGAGAAGCAGGATTACATAGATACGGTTTGCCGTATGGCATGGCGACCCCACTTGGTTGCTGATGAATACCAGAACTTCACCACATTCAAGCCATATCGTCGTCGGTATTATACGGACTATGTAGGGGCGGTCTATTTGAGGAACAGATCGGTTCAACGTATTCTTCGATTGAGCGTATGGCAAGGCGATAAATACCGAGAGTTGGGGTCGTCTGTTATCAAAATAGCCGTCAAGTCTGTTGAGATGGGTTCGGACGATGCGTTGTTCTTATGTCCTGGTGTCGCACACACGGCTACATTGAGTCGTGGAAAGAACTCTCATAATTGGGACGGTGATTTTGGCGACAAAACAACTGCACAAAACATTGCGGATCTCATCAACATGGACAAAGCAACCAGCCGTAGCAGCGTTTTAATTGGAAATCTCAAAGAACATCAAAAGAGTTTGCACGTGCATGATGAGTTCTTGGCAACCGCCAATAGCGATGAGGGAGATGGCATCGTCATGCTATCGTCCATGCGTTCAACCGAAGAAGGAGAGGACATCACCATCGCTACAAACAACCCAAATGCTTTCGAGTTCTCGTTGGGCCAAGATGTTCAAAGCACAATCACAAACGTTAGCGGTTCCAATTTTACTGTGAGCGATGCAAGCACTTTTACCAGACGTGAAGGGTTGGTCTTTTACACCACAGGAGGAACTACCTATGTTGCTCGATGTAGCCGTGTTGAGAACGTATTCACAGTCAATGAGGACTTGACGACAGGTTTTGTGGCAAACCTCGCCAACGATCTTGTTGTCAAGCAATTGAGATTGAAAACCGATGTCATAGATGAAGCACGTCAAAAGGATTGGTGGTCAATGGAGGACAACGGGGCAATCATGTTCAACAACCAATATCCGTTCTATGAGAATCATTCCTTGAAGGTGTCATACATTTATGGTGAACGCTATCTTGACAAAGCGATTAAAGAGGCTTGCATCAAGTTGGTGTGCATGGACATTTACCTCACGGACGATTACACCGTGTTGTTCCCAGAAGGAACAAGCAACATTGACCTCAATTCAAAGGTGCAAAAGTTGGATGAAGAAGTGAAGCGTATGCTCATTCCATATCAAGAATCCATCATCGTTGCAGGGATGGGTGGTTGAATGCTTTACAAGTTCATGGAGGACTACTGCAAAGAGTTGAAGAAGTCCTTCAAAGCCCTTGAAAAATCAACAAATGCAGCCATCAAGGGCGAACCAAAATATCGGGATGGCCTCAAAGAACGTGAAGAAAAATTGGCCGAGATTGACGGCATCCCTATGACTGATGAAGAAGTTGAAACAAATGTGGCAATACAGGCTCAGGCAAGCCCATACCGCCGAAAGGTGAATGAGGATGCTCAACGTGTTTTGAAGGTGATGAAGGATGGCTGACGCTCTCATCGCTATTCGGAATCTGCTTGATTCCAATTGGAACATTTCGCCTAAGCCCTCCATTGAGGACATCACGGTATTGGACAAAGGAGAGGGAAAGCGTGGTCGCCTTCAAGATCATGACATAATCCGTATTTTTGAAACGGCTCACAATGAAGCCCAACCAGAATTGTTGTTTGATTTTGTGAACATCAATGTCAATCTCACCATTGACATTCGCACAGTCAAGAGCCGAGAGCGATTATCTGCATTGCGAGATGAGGTTCGGCGCATCCTCCACAAACATAGAAAAGGCAATAATAGCGACTTTGACAGGGTTATATTCAAGACGAGAACGGATTTGGACCGTAGCAAGAGGTTCTTTCGATATACAATGCAATGCGAAGTTGTGATTTTTGCAGACCCGTTGGAAACACTTACATGAGGAATGAAACATGGTTGGAACGATTTTCAAGGGCGACGTAGCCGAAGTGTCTTGGGGTAAAGAAACGGGTCTTATGGCTCAAGGCGATGGTGCAGCAACGGGTTGGACTCACACCACCACGTCTGGCAACACCAGCGTTCTCACGATTGGAACTGGCGTTTATTGGCACACAGGGACGGGAACTGATGTTGAGATTCCCGACAACGCATTGGTCGGTTGCATCCTTCGCATCACAGGCGGGGGCAGTTTCACCGCCGACGACTACGCATCAACTCGACGCACGTATTATGTCATTGCGAATGACACCACGACAGGAACAATCACCGTCCAACCAGCATTGGCTACGGGAACAGGGATAAATGGTGCAGCAGGGGATATTTTGGTGCTTGACAACAACCGTTGCCCAACCTTTGAATCAGCCATGACCGATGCAGCACAACAGGTCAAGACCGATCAGTTCTTTGGACTTCTTGACAACTTCTCCCTCCCTGAGCCTGA